TTGGGAGACAAACGGTACACCAAGTGCACCGCCAAGTACAGCCATGTGGGCCACGATAAACTTCAGTGAAGCACGAGCTACAGCTTTCTCATCTGCGCTTGCACCTTTAAACGAAGTGTGAATCAGCTTGGCTAACATAGACAGCTGAATGATCTGGAAGCGTTTAAATTGCAACGCAACTCTACCCACATCGCCTGACATGATACGAGGTGTGTTAAATCCATCGTAAGAGCCGTGCGTGTTGGACACTACATCAGCCGCGTACTTGGTAGCCGCAGCCGTATCACCGTTCTTATAGCGATCTAAATACCCACGGTAAGCAGCGATGGCAGCAGTGGCACGGTTGATTGACTCAATACGTGTATTAACACCTTGCAGCTTGAGCATTACTTTACCAAGCACACCGTCTTCACCTGTGCGCGCCTTGGCTTCAGCGTCGATACCAAGGTCAATCTTACCCATGCCAACCAGTGTGTTGAGCATGTTGCGCACATCTGCGGGGGCCTTATCAAAGTTAATGTGCTCATTAACTCCCAAGCCTTTAACCAACTCAGACATGTCACCGTAGGCACGCTTGATTGCCCGAGCAGAACGGAAGAAACCTAGACGACCCGCCATAAACGGCAAGGACAATACAGAAGTCTGAAGCACCTGCTGGAGATAGAACGCTGGGTTAGTAGACAAAGTCCACAATGTTGTCATGCGTGTCAGGGCAGTAGCCAAGTCGCCGACAGGCTGGTAGTTCATGCTGTTCGCGTGACGTATAAACAGTTCGTTATACATTGGCATGGCTTCGCGACGATCATTACGAGCCTCATTGCGCATGGCTTCTAGTGAGTCATTAATCTCATCACTGTGTTCCATCGTAGCCAAGAAGTGTGCATCCGCACGACCACTGGTAGCCAAGTTACGCATCATGTTCTTGTCTGCGCCTGCAACGTTTTTACGCTGGAGTTCAGAGGCACGAGCACTGGCATCAGCAACAGTCATCAGATACAGATCAGCAATTGCTTTGTCTAACTTGTCATCAGTAGACTCTGAGCGCGAGGCCATGTTGCGCAAACGGGCCACAGCAAGGTGGATATCTGAGCCGCCCACGTAAGACGCATTGGCTTCTTTAATACCTGCATCCTCAGGCTGTATGTCATATTGACCAGTAGCTTGCAACTGAGCGGCAATTTCATCGGCTTCGTTTTGCGTTTCAGCAAACTGAACGACGTAATGCATTGGGTTGGCTACGTTCTCTTGCAACCAGTTCTTGGCTTGCTGTGGGTCACCAGTAATAGAGTCAGCGCCTACGCGAGCTTGAGTACCCTTGGCAGCTTCTTCATAAGCAATGAACTCTTTAGACTTGGCAACTACAACATAATCACCGTAACGTCCAAGGTACGCATAAGGGTCACCCACGCTAACATTGCGAATACTAGTGATGCGTTTAAGCATCTGCTTCTTCTCTTTGGCAATCTGCTGTAGCAGATCAGCATCGTTGGCGGCAGCTTTAATACGAGCTTCAAACTCGCGGTTTACTGCGTTCTCAGCTGCTTGCTGTTTAAGTGTCAGAGCATCGTGGCCATGGCGGAATACATCTTTAATAACCTGCTGTGCGGCAGCTGGGAAGGCGTCAAAACGTTTCTTGAAGTCTTCATCTACTTGGAATAACTTAGTTCCAATTTGCTGCTCACCTGGGTAATAACCCCATTTCTTCTCGCGTGTCGAGTCATGAATATATTCATTGACGCTGCCTTTACCTTCGCCTTGTAGGTTTTGAGGTAATTTGTCATAAGCAGCCAAGATGTTTTCAATACGCTTCTCAAAGGTCAAGCGGGTAGCCTGACGTGCGTACTGGGCTTCTAGATACTTGGTCACCGAAGGCATGTACTTCTTAGCCATGCCAGCCAAGTCTTCGGTAATCGCAGACGCATACAAACCACGCTTGGCTTGATGGAGTAGGTTGGTCACAATACCACGCGTTGATTTCTGTAGTGGCTTGGGCAGCACACTGATTGCTCTGTCAACGGTAGCTGGTGGAGTGACACCAAACTTCATGGACATGCCAGTTTTATCTGTGAACAGCGTGGCACGTTCATCAAATTGCAGTTTAGGAAGTGTGTTCTTTAACTGTGTGTCTGACAACTTAGATCGGCCTTCTACTAAGCGCGCTTCTTGTTCGCCTGCAATACCCGAATACAAATAAGAGCGTATTATGTCTTCTCGAATCTTAAAATGCGCTAATACGTTTTGTGCGGCTGTAAGATACTCATCAATATTTCTATCTAAGTCCATCTGAAGCGTTGCCTTGCGGCTTGGATCAGTGTTCGTTGCAAGGGCAAGTTGGGCTGCATTAACGTCATCGTCCCACGCAGCCAGATACTCAACAATTTGTTTGACGCCGTTAGCTGCATTTTCTTGTTTCTTAAATTCCAAAATTGCTTGGAATTTAATAAGTGAACTGTACGCATATGGATCAGCAATTGAGTCTGGAGAACCACCTCGAGTAAACCCTTCAATGTGCTGAATAGCGTGTTGAAGTTCATGCAGCAGCGTAGGCATATCAGCCCAGTCCTGCCCAGACATTGTTATCTTTCCTTGGAGAGAATTAAAACTTGCATTGCTAGGCGACAAGTCTTGATCAAACATTATCTTGTAGTCTTTGAGCTGCGGGTATGCTTTAAATAAAGCTGGGTGATCAAGGATATCTTCTAGATCGTAGAATTCATCTACTTTTACCTTGCCTTCAATACCGTTAGTTTTTTGCGGTTTAAACTTAGCGTTGGTATCAGGAATTTCATATTTCCATTTACCATCTACGCCTTTGAACCATCCGGTCTCAGTCCACGTCTTGTCTGCGTCGTTGCCAGCAGCTGCCATTAGCTTGGCCTTTACCAATTGGGCTTTAAGTCTATCGGCTTCGGCAGGGTCTAAGTTGTTAAGCGAACGTTGGCCAGCAATACCAAACTTCATGCGCTCTCTATTAGCACTAACTTCTGAGCCAACGCGTTGAATGTTCTTCTCATTGAAGATAACAAGGTTACGCGTGACAGGGGCTTGATTGCCGTCAACAATCTTTATTTTGCTTTCATTTGCGTCAAGCCATGCCAATAACTTAGCTTCATACGATCTGTCTGCAGCACCTTGGGCACGTTCTTTTATGTCAGCTACTGGCGCTTGGTTTGCCGCTTTATAGGCTTCAGTAAGAGATTCTATAAATGAAGCTTTGTGTCTTTCCAGTTTACTTGTAAGTTCTTGGCGGAATTCGGCCACTGTGTTGCGCAACAAATGACGCATGATGGTAAACGGAATTTGCTCATCAATTGACAAAGCACGAGCGTTTTTAGATTGGGCAACTAAAGCATCGCGTGTGTATTTCTTACCATCAAAAACAATAGAACGGTCAAGCGCTGTTGGGGTACGGCTGTTGGCATCTAAGAAACGAATACCCTGAATGCCGTTTGCTTCCAAATACTTGGACGACTGCTTCTTGACTTCCATACGCTGTTCAGGCGTTGCATTTTTCCACGAGCCATTAAGGTTGTTTGCAACCCAGAACTTTAGAATCAAATACTTATAAATATCCTCGCCATTTTTAATACGAATACTGGCACCATTGTCGTTCATGGCTTTAATTGTGGCAGCCTCGCCTTTGACAAAGTCTCGAACAAGTTTTGGCTGGTCTGCAAATGACGCATCCCAATCAAGCATTTCACTGTTGGACACAGCAGTGTCAACACGCATCAAATTACCAGCGGGGGGAGCAATTCGAACAGTTTTCTTTTCTCCTGTTGGCGAAATTAATTTGATGTAGTCCACCCCTGCTTCAACTAAACGGCGCGTTAAATAACCGGGCGTCGCATACTCAGCCGGATTCATATAAACTGCTTCTGCTAAGTCCTTAGCTACTTTTATTTGCGAGCCAGCGTAAGCAATTTCTTCTCTGTCTACTGGGTGC